TATGCGTGATGGCGGTCCTTCTTGGACTGGCGTCATTGCCGATACCAACGCTCCTGAAGAAGATCACTGGTGGCCGATTATGTCTGGAGAAGTACCAATCCCAGATCATATACCGCGTGAGCAAGCTAAGATGCTGGTCAAACCAGATAACTGGAGTTTCTTTACGCAGCCCGCTGGCATGGTCGAAAAAAAGTCCCCGGAAGGTGAGATAGAAGACTACGTTCCTAGCAAAGATGCTGAGAATCAAAAGAATATGATGAAGAGTTACTACCCCAACCTAGTGCGGGGTAAAACTAAGTCTTGGATTGATGTCTATGTTATGAATAGACTAGGGCATATCCAAGAAGGAAAGCCTGTGTATCCAATGTTTGCAGCCGAAGTACACGTTGCTAAGGAAGAAATACCAGTAGCCGCTAATGTTCCGCTTTATGTGGGCGTAGACTTTGGATTGACGCCAGCCGCAGTTATCGGACAGAAAGTTCGAGGCAGATGGTTCGTGCAGTCAGAGATTGTTGCTGTAGATATGGGCATTGTGCGCTTCTCTGAAGTGCTAAGACAAGAATTGGCGACTAGGTTCGCCGCTGCCGGAGAAGTCATTATATATGGCGATCCGTCAGGAGATTTCCGCGCGCAAACTGATGAGTCAACTCCCTTTCACATCATGCGCGGAGCTGGCTTGAGGGCTTTTCCTGCGCCCTCCAACTCTGTTGACCTTCGACTTGAGGCGGTTTCCTCCCAGTTGACGAAGATGGTTGAAGGTAAGCCAGCATTATTAATAGATCGGCGCTGTCCACAGCTAATAAAAGGCTTTGAAGGCGGGTATGCCTACAAAAGGATGCAAGTTTCCGGTGAAAGATTCGATGACAAGCCAGATAAGAATATGTTCTCGCACGTTCACGATGCTGCGCAGTACCTATTTCTTGGCGCGGGGGAGGGACGAGCCCTAATGAACAACCAAAAGCCAGCAAAAACTGTAGTGGCTGGACGTTCATTCGATGTTTTTGCTAAGAAGAGGCCAGATCGTAGGCAAGGACTTTGGTCAAGGATGTAATTGTGCGTTGATTTATTGTTTATCTTGTGCATATCCAGAAGGTAGATAAAGGAGATTAGTATGTGTTTTCCGGACCGTGGCGGCCAAGAACCAGCGCAAGCAAAAGAAGATACTAAAGAACTGAGTATTTTTGAAAAGCAAGAAGAGGCAGTGAAAGAAGCGAAAGCGGCAGAGCAAGCTGCGGTAGTAGCAGCAAGAGCAGACGAACTTGAACGCGCTAGAGTAGACGCAGTAGAGGCGTACAAAGCTGAACAGGAAGTAAAGCGTCAAGCCGAAGCTGATAAGATTGTAAGTTCTGCGAATATCCGTCAGGAACGTATCTCTAAGTTTGGACCTGTTTCTACTGCTGGTCGTGCATCTAGGCGGTCTGGATCAAGAGGGCGCAGAAGCCTTATCACAGGACTCGGCGGCGGTATTGGTTATTATGATAGGTTCAGCAGCTAATGGATAATGTAGCGCAAAAATACATGAAGCTCTATGAATCGGCTAAAGCAAAGCGTGAAAACTTTGTGCCGTTATTCGATGAGTGCTATGAGTACGCGCTACCACAGCGTGAATCCTTCTACCATGAAACACCGGGACAGCGCAGAGACGATAAGATCTTTGATGAAACTGCTGTTGTCGGTGTACAAGAGTTTGCTTCTCGTCTGCAATCAGGGCTTGTCCCTAATTTTGCTAGGTGGGCAGACTTAACAGCTGGCTCAGAAATCCCTAAAGATCAAAGGGATGCGGTTAATAACGACCTTGATGAAGTTACTGACTATGTGTTCGAGGTCTTACAGAACTCAAACTTCTCACAGGAAGTACATGAATCCTTTATGGATTTAGCAGTTGGTACTGGTGTATTGGTTTGCGAAGAAGGGGATTCAGTTAATCCCGTTAACTTCTCTGCTATTCCGTTGCCTCATGTTGTTCTTGATACTGGCCCTGATGATAAGATCGACCATGTATTCCGTGAGCGTAAGGATATAAAGTTTGGTCAGATAACCATTCTTTACCCAAAAGCGAAGATGTCTCCTGACTTGATGAACCAAGTCCAAAACTCACCTGAAAAGACAACTACTATTCTTGAGATAGTTTGCCGTGATTACAGCAAAATAAATGAAGAGGCTTACGTTAGTTATGCAATCTGTATGACTACAAAAAGCGTAGTCTATTCTAAAGAAATGAAGGGCGTTGGATCTAATCCATTTATATGCTTCCGTTGGTCCAAGTGTGCTGGTGAAGTTTATGGTCGCGGCCCTCTGATTAACGCCCTATCCGCAATCAAGACAACCAACCTTACGATAGAACTAATCCTTGAAAATGCTCAGATGGCTATCTCTGGCATCTATCAGATGGAAGATGACGGAGTAATTAACCCGGATACTATTAACTTGGTCCCCGGCACGATCATTCCCAAAGCAATGGGTTCAAGCGGATTGCAGCCTATTCAAGCTGCTGGGAGTTTTGATGTAGCCCAATTAATTCTTTCAGATATGAGATTGAATATTAAACGCGCTCTCTACAACGACATGCTTGGCAACCCTGACCGAACACCAGCCTCCGCAACTGAGGTTGCTGAACGTATGGCTGATCTGTCTCGCCGTGTAGGTTCAGCCTTTGGCCGATTGCAAGCAGAGCTTGTGCAGCCAGTATTGCAGCGCGTCATTTATATCCTTAAAAAACAAGGGCGTATAGATATACCCACTGTCAACGGGCGTGAGGTAAAAGTTAAGTCCGTTTCGCCTCTCGCACAGGCGCAATCAAATGCAGATATTACATCTGTTTCTCGCTTTATGGAGCTTGCTCAATCAGCGTTTGGACCTGAGCTTACTCAAGTATTGGTCAACTCAGAAGAGACCGCTGCATACCTTGCGAAAAAATTTGGTGTACCTGACACCTTGATTCGTGACGAATCAGAGCGTAGAGAAATAGTTGCAATGATGCAGCAAATGTCACAGCAGCAACAAGCTGCACCAGAGGCTGCACCACAACCGTTGGAGTAGCTTTTGGAAAAAGCCAAGATCAACGTGGGCGTAGATGGTATTCAGCGCCCACAGGCAAAAGACAGAGAGATCAGCCTTAATGTTGCTGAAGTATTTAGCAAGCCAGCAGGTAAGGCTGTCCTTCAATACCTTCGGTCTATAACTATTGAAATGGTTAATGGGCCACATGTTTCAACAGAAGAGCTTCGACACTTAGAAGGCCAGCGTTATATCGTTGGCCTTATTGAGTCTCGTATAAATCATTCCCATAAGGTGAAAAACAATGTCTGAAGAAAACACACTTCTCGATACTGAAGCCACTACTGAAGCACCAGCAGAGGATCAGGTAGAAACTACAGGGCAAAGCGCAGAAGCAGATGCTGCGGAGGAATTACTTGCTGGTAAGTACAAGACAGCAGAAGATTTGGAGAGTGCTTATAAAAGCCTTGAGTCAAAGATTGGCGAAAAAGAAGACGCCATTCGTGAACGGCTAAAAGAAGAAATGAGTCAGCCCAAAGAGGGCGTGCCTTTAAGTGCTGGTGAATATGAACTCCCTGACTTTGTAGACGAGTCGGAAGCTGTAGGAAACGAAGCACTAAAGAGTTGGTCAGAGCATTGCTTTGAGAATGGTTACAGCAACGAAGAGTTCCAAAGGGGATTGGAGCTGTACATGAACTCAATGCCACAACAGCCAGACCTTGAGAAAGAAGCTAGTAGCCTTGGTGACAATGCAACTGCTCGAATTGAATCAGCTTCATTGTTTGCAAATAAGTTCTTCCCAGAAGAAGCTATGCCAGCAATCGAGCGTATGTGTGAAGGCGCAGATGGTATTATTGCACTTGAAGCAATCATGGCGGCAATGAAGGAGCCATCAATGGGTACGCCCACTGGAACCGCAGATGCAATTAGTGAGGCATCGTTGAATGAAATGATGCGTGACGAGCGTTATTGGAACCCACGGACAAGGGATGATAACTTTGTTAAGCAAGTAGACTCTGGCTTCAAGAAACTTTATGGCTGAAATCAAAGTCTTAACTAGAGGTAAGTATTATCTTACTCCATTTTCTGAGGCGCATGTTGAAGAACTGTGCGCCTCGCTATCTGCTGAAAGCAAACATGAGTTAGCTTGCTTAGGATACTCCACTGTTACCGAGGCACTTGAGGACATTATAGATCAGTCTGAGTGCTATGTAGCAAAGTCAGAGGGTGGACCTATCATCTGCATAAGCGGATTATTTATAGGATCAAGTATACAATGCCCTCAAATGTTTACAATGTTTACGGACGAAGTGCGTACAAACTTTCAGGTAATGGCGCGTGGCTCTAAGATGTTAGTAAACTTCTTTGACCAAACATATCCATCTATGCGTATGTCTATACTTAGCGACTTTACCAGTATGTTGGATTGGGCCGCTTGGCTTGGGTTTGCAGTTAAGGGAACTGTAACCTACAATAAAAACACATATATTGAATTTGTGCGTTGCAATCCTAAACAAAAGGATGTTTCACATAAACCATCAAGGCCCGTAATGCACTGAGAAGCCCGAAAGGATACCTTCAATGACGATGTTGAGCGGATACCCAAGATGCAAAACTAAATGAACTCTAACAAAGGACTGTTCAAATGGCTAACACAATTGACGTAGCATTTATCAAACAGTTTGAAACCGATGTGCATCTTGCCTACCAGCGCATGGGTTCCAAACTTCGCAATACAATTCGTACCACAAACACTTCTGCTTCTGTTTCTCGCTTTCAGAAGATTGGTACAGGCGCAGCCTCCACTAAGTCACGCAATGGTAACGTGAGCACTATGGAATTGGCGCACACCACAGTTGAAGCAACAATGGCTGACTTCTACGCTGCTGAGTACATTGATAAGCTCGACGAGCTAAAGATCAATATCAACGAGCGTCAAGCTGTTGCTGAATCTGCTGCTTCTGCATTGGGTCGTAAGACTGATGAAATCATCATCACTGCAATGGACGCGGGTGCAAACACTACTCAAATCGCTGATACAACTGGCGCATTGGGTAAAGCTGACTTGCTTACATTGTTCCAAACTTTTGGCGCAGCCGACATTCCAGAGGATGGACAGCGTTATCTTGCTATGTCCCCTGCTGGTTTTGCTGACTTGTTCAACATTAACGAGTTTGCTTCTTCGGACTATGTAGGTCCACAGCAACTTCCGTTTGCTGGCGGCATGACAATGAAAGAGTTCTTGGGCTTCAAGATCTTCTCAACGTCTGCTGTAGCTGGTGGCAAAAACTTTGCTTACCACATGCGAGCTGTTGGCTTGGGTGTTAACTCTGACGTTAAGACTGAAGTTAACTATGTACCTGAGAAAGTCGCACACCTTGCCACATCAATGATGTCAATGGGTTCTGTTGTCATTGATGACAATGGCGTCTACGAGGTTCTCGACAATAACTAAGTTGATTGGGGGAGCTTAGTCTCCCCCTTTCTTGCAGCTTGGAGCATTTACATGGCCGTACTAAGTACATCTGCTAATACCCCAATTGACGTATCAAGTAGGGCTCTCATCTTAATCGGTGCAGACCCTATTACTTCTTTTGAGGATGGGACAAGTGAGGCTCTTATTGCTGCAAATATGTATGAAGACATTGCACGATCAGCATTAGTTAACAGCCGTTGGCGATTTGCAACTAATCAATCTGTACTAAATAGATTAAGTGAAGCGCCTACAGGGCGTTACACTGCTGCATATCAAGCGCCATCTGATTCTCTTATGTTTCATGCAGTGACAGTTAATGACTTTAACATTGAATACCAAACCTACGGCAACAAGATATATTGCGATACGGACACAACGTCTGAGGTTGTTCTTGACTACACGTTCAGGGCCAGTGAGCAAAACTGGCCTTCATATTTTGTAGTGGCTGTACAGTATGAGCTTGCTTCAGTGTTTGCCGCAGCACTAGCGCAAGACGCTTCGTTAGCGCAGCTAATGGGACAGCAAGCACAGCTTGCAATGATGAAAGCCAGAACGCTTGACTCACAACAGCAAACAACTCGCAAGCTATCTACATCAAGGTTTATTGCTGAAAGGCGCAGTTAATGCAGAAGGTTCGTGTTCCAGTAACAAACTTTTCTTACGGAGAGGTTAGCCCTTCTCTGTACTCACGAACTGATTCAGCGGTCTACACTGGTTCAGCCCAACGTATTGAGAACTTCTTTCTTCGTGCAGAAGGTGGGGTTATCAAACGTGCTGGCCTAAGAAGTATTTATCAAAACGATATTGTCTTGGACCCAACTAGAACACAGCAATCACGTTTGCTGCCATTTATCTTTTCCGATGACGAGCGTTACATCATTTCGCTTGAGCATCAAAAGTTAAAGATATTCTTCATTGACCCTTTGACAGGGGCATTGAGTTTAATAAATACAATTACTCAGGACATAAACGGTAATACGTTAAAGTTTACCCATCAGTTTATGCACGAGTTTACGTTTGCTCAGGCTGGCGATGTCATGTTCATATGTCATCCAACTTTTATTCCGCAACAAATTGTTAGGATTTCTCTTAGTACGTTCCAAGTAGAGCCTTTTGTATTTGACGCTAGGTCAGATTTAACAAAAATATATCAGCCGTATTACACATTTCAACGGCAAGGAACAACGCTTGCTGTCTCCGCAACAACTGGAAATGGAGTTACCATTACGACTTCAGATCCTTACTTTGATACAACCGGAGAACATGATGGGATCACTCTTCGTTATCATGGGGCCGAGCTTGAAATAACTTCAGTGCAAAGCACAACTAGCGCAACTGCAAACATCTTGGACGAATTAATTGTTCGTCTAGGCATAAACTCATTTAGTACAACAGAAGGTCAGGCTGATATTGAAGTTACTCTTGTTCGTCATGGGCTGCGTGTAAATGATTCAATTGTAGTATCTCATGCTGGCAGTGTTGGCGGGATTTCTGCAAACCAAATTAATGGCACACGAACTGTTGCAACCATAATAGATGACGATAAGTTTACTATAGTAGCTGGCTCAAATGCTAATGCGTCTGAAATTGGTGGCGGTAGCCCAAAGATAAGCACAAACGCACCGACAACCTCTTGGGAAGAGCAATCATATTCTGTACTTAGAGGCTATCCGTCTGCCGTAACCTTTCATCAAAACCGATTGGTGTTCGGTGGTAGCTTATCCCAGCCCGATTCCTTATGGTTTAGCAAGAGTGGATACTATTATAACTTTGATGTTGGCACCGCTAAGGATGATGAGTCAATTCATATTACCGCGAGTGTTGGTGATATTAACCAAATACGTCACTTAGTTTCTAATCGTGATTTGCAAGTCTTTACTGCAACGTCTGAGATGTATGTTCCATCATTTACTAATCAGCCAATAACTCCAACTAACATTCAGATACGGAGGCAGACTCCGTTTGGCTGTGACTTTGTTAGGCCACAGGCTTTGGATGGTGCAACTTTGTTTGTTCAAAAGGGCGGGGCTATTGTTCGAGAGTATGTGTTTGCTGATACAGAAGCAGCTTATGTAGCTTCACCAATATCGCTCATTTCTTCGCATCTTATTAAGACGCCAATAGAAATGAACACAATGTATGGCGCTATGAGCAGGTCAGAAAGCTATGTTTTTGTTGTAAACTACTTTGGCACAGTCTCTGTCTTTAACTCCAATCGTGGAGAAGAAAGAGCAGGCTGGACTGAGTTTACAACCAATGGTTACTTTAACTCTACAGTAACTATTGATGATCGCGTGTTTGCTAGCATTATCTATGACCAAGGTGACGGAACTCAAAAGTTTGCTATATGCGAGTTTGACGAGTCTTATAACACAGACGTTGCTGGCATTTACACTGGAAGCAACGGCGTATTCGATGTTTCTGACTTCTATGCTGATGGCGCAGTCCTTAACGTAATTGATGGCAACAACTATGTTGGAGAGTTTACTGTGTCCGGTGGCAACATTGATGTGTCTGCAATTGTTCCTGATCTTACTGAAGCAGAAATTGGAATGAAGTTTAACGTTACTCTTACTACTAATCCATTAGATATTGCGACAGGTTCTGGTCCTGTTACTGGCACTCCCCGAAGAGTAGGGAGTGTTGTCGTTGACCTTAACGATACTTTGTCAGCTACTGTAAACGGAGCAAACTTAGTTCTAAGAAATGTAACTGATGATTTATCACAAGAAGTTTCTTCGTTCACAGGAAAGAAGGAGTTTCGTCTAATGGGATACAGTCGTGACCCACAGATTACAGTTACACAATCCGCCCCCTTGCGCTTGCAAGTTAATGGCATAGTTGCGGAGTTAACATTCTAATGGACCCTTTTACCGTCTTTACAATTGGAACCACTCTCCTTGGTATGTCTGCTCAAAACAAGGCAGCATCCGCTCAAGAGTTGCAATCTCAACAGCAAGCAAGGCAAATGGAAATTGATCGGCAGGTAGCCGAAGTGCAAGCTATGCAGCAGCGCAATCAAAGGATTGCTGACTACAACACCGCGCGATCTACAAATAATGCTCAGTTCTCTTTCCAGCTTGGGGGTGGAGAAAGCTCTAGCCTTGCAGCGTTTGAGCAAGAGCAGGGATTAGTCAAAAGTTCTGACCTTGCAGCTAGCCAGTTCCAATCTTTCCTAGATCAAAGCAGCAGAAGCGTTGCCTCAAGAATTGAAATACAACGCGGTATTAATGCAAGCAGGGTTGGCAGCATAAACAGCTTAACGATGCTTGCTAAACTAGGTGCAGATCTTTCTAAGACATATACTCCAACACCTGCTCCCGCCCCTGTAACGCCTGTAAAATAGAGAGCTATCACAATGCCGATAATAAGAGAGCAACGAAGAATCTTTAATCAGCCAATCGGTGTGCGTAGCTTTGACACTGGCGAAGCTCAAGTTGGCAACGCTGTCTCAAGACTTGCAAATACAATGGGCAAGGAGTTTTACGAGAAGGCTGCAACAAACGCTGAAAAGTTTGGTGCGGAAGCGGCTCAGTCAATTTCTGCAAGCGATTTAAAGGCATTTGATTCTAGCACTGGTAAGCCAGAAGTTCTTTCTCAGATGAAGGGCATGGGTAGCATTGCCTCTGCTTCATTTGAACGTGTTGTTGAGCGCCGCTTTGTAGATTCAATTGATAAAGACATACGGCTAAAATCTGCGGAGCTTGCTTCTAAGTATGAAGATCCAGTTCAGTATCAAAGCATGTTTGAGTCTTATCTTAGCTCAATGTCTACTGGTGCTGGTGATCGCTTTAAAAACATAATCGTTGATTCTGGCTCCTATGTTATGGGGCAGACTAAAATTAGGTTAGCAGATGCCGCTAGAGCCAAGGCAAGAGCAAGTGCAGCTCAAGCAGTTGGCACAACTAACATAGAGTATGCAGAAACAATTTATGACGCAGCTTCCGCCGGGGACTTCACTACATCCGTCGCCTACATTGAAGAGCGCGTCACAGCCTCTCTAGAGGCCGAGAACGCAGAGCTTTATGATAAAGGGTATGCACAGAAGGTAAGGTCGGAACTTGGCTCACAGGCCATGTCAGGGGCTCTGGAGGTAGCACTGAAAGGTGCGACTCCAATACAGCAGGCTTCGATAAGGGTTTACGTTGGTAGCCAAGGTAAAGCTGGTGGCGAAAGCCTTAGCGAAAAACAGCTAGAAGCACTTAAACCTTTTATAGGTTACGTTGACCGCACCAACACAGCAGCTTTGCTTTCTCAAGCAAATGTTATTTCCTCCAACTATAATTCAGTAACGGCTGCAAAGGTTGCTGAAGAAAAAGCAAAATATGAAGCAAGTAAGGCGAGGTTTTTAGCTAGCGTTACTGCTATAGAGTATGCTGCAAGTGCTCAAGCAGAGCAACAAAATCAAAGTAAAGAAGATTACGTAGCAGGCTTTTCTTTAAACTTTAAAGATACTACTATTCTTTCAAATCGTTTTGCAAATACTACTGCTATAAGTCAGGCTTGGGGTTCAGGAAGTCTTGAGAGTATTGCTGGCTCAATACAATCCGCTCAAACAACATATGAAAAAAGTTTACAACAGATTGTAAACGCAAGAACTCTTGGCTTGGGTGCAGATGAATATAAATCCCTCAAGCAAGATGCTCGTCGCGCTGGGCTTGATGCAGTTATTTTGAGTATGGCAAGTGACGGAAACATTGGGGCTCTAAAGGTGGCGTTAACTACAAACTCACCCGCAGACATTGCGAAGCTAAGTCCTCGTCAACAAATAGCAATTCAAGAGCTAACACAAACTAGGCTTTACGATCCTACTGAAGATAGGAATTATGTTTCTACCCTTATCTCTGGCACACAAGACGAAGTACAAAACAAAACTGATAGAGAGATGCGAAATGCTAATCTTTTTGTAAGCGTTGATAATGCCTCAACATACTTTGCTAATGGTGTTTTTGATTTAGAAACTCTTAAAGCTACTGAAAAATTAGCAGAAAGTGCTTTGGAAAACGGAGACATTACTAGCACTGAGTTTGGTTCTTTGTCTGACAGTTTGCGTCTCTCTGCTGGGAAAGGCATAGTTAACATTGTTGCGGGTAACATGTCTTCTAAAGAACTAAACGACCTTTCTCTCTACGTTAAAGGTGGAGGTGAGGTAAAAGGAGATGCCAGCCCTCACGTTATTACTGCTGGGGATTCTATTCTTGCAGTTGTTCCGGCAGGCCAGTTGAGCAGCGTTAGCCAACACGCTAATAGCATAAGAGAAAAAGTCGCTAGAAACGAGGCTATTAAAGAAAACGAACGTAAAAAACAAGATTTGCAAAATGTACTTGCTGCAAACGGCGGCAATCATTTTGATAAAACTCATCGAGTTGCTCAAGATGAGCGACTTAAAAATCTTGGATTTGACCCCGCTAATCCAAGCACCTATGCAGCAGGTGAAAGGTCATTGAAATTCTTTAATGCTTTGCGTTCAACAATGCCTCAATCAGTAATTGATAACTTAAATGCTATTGCGACTGGCATTGAAACAGATAACACAGATGCGTATTTGAACATATTTGCGTCTATGCAAAACGATGTTACAACAGAAGGCTTATTTGTAAGCAGATTTGGATCGGGTGAGGGCGCATTAATTAGTCCCAAAACACAGGCGTTATTAAAAGATATTTTTGAAATATACAAAAGACAACCTGTAAGCGGTGTAAGGAAAAGCGCATCTGAAATTGCTATGGGTTTAATTGAAATGCGCAACGAAGAAAAATCCAAACTTGCTATTTCGAATGTGCTTGGAGGGTTAAAACCGAATGAATACGTTGCAGATCGTTATGGAGATTTGATTGCAGCAGATTTAGATGGTGTTGCAGAATACTTAGCTGGTACAAACAAAACAAAAGAAGAAATAGATGCCAGACTCAAAGAGTTGGTAGATCAACATTACGGCCAATCAAGACTTGTTATTGACCCAAGGTTCCCAGTAGGAGGACTTAACAGAACTTCGTATAGTCTTGAGAAAACATTTCCAGATGAAGATCGAAGAAATGCTTTTAAAGATTACATTGCCTCTCAATTGCCAGAGGGTTACAGGCTTGCAACATATATAGCCCCAAAAGAAACGAATCTTATTGAAAACATTGTTGAGCAAGGCCCGGTAATGGGCTCAATAACTTCAGCAACTGCCGCAATAACGGCAGCATTTGTAGGCGATAAACCCAGAGATAAAACGGTTTACCTAGTTCCTAATGAGAATACTCGAGGAGTAGCTTATTATGCTTTCTATGTAGATGAAAACAACGAACTTCGTCCGTTAATTACAGAGATAAATAATGAGCCATATCTCCCAACATTTACAGAAAGAGATTTAGCTAATTATGATCGAGAAGTTATGCTTGCTGAAAGAGAAGCCTTACAGGAGCAAACGAAAATAAATCAAGCACTTCAGGACTACAGCGAAAGTCCTCGACCAACCTCATTTGAATCTATTCGCAATTTTTTAGGGGCAAACTAAAATGGAAAATGGGTTAACTTTTATGCCAGACATTGAAGTAGGAATGGATACTGTTTCTGCTCCTGATTTTTATGAAACTGTTGGTGCTTCTCTTGCTTACAAGTATAACCCATTACTAGATTTTGTTTCTGAAACTTTTCAGTTTAGAGAGCCGTATCAATTTGGCAGTCGTGCGCAGCCAAGATCTGATTATAATGCTAGACAAAATATTCCAGAAGACTTGCTACCATATAGCTCTTCGCTTCTTGACGCAGACAGTCAAGCTCACATGGATTTTAAAGTAAAGAATCTTAGAAGAGGTCTTAAAACTAGAGAAACAAACGCTCGTTCTGGTTTAGGCGCTTCATTCCTTGCTGAAGCATTTGACCCTGTTAACTACATTGCAATTCCTTTGCGTTTTGTTGGCCTTACAAAAACTGCTTTAAAGACTGGCGCTCAAAGTGCTGCTATTGTATCCGCTCAAGAATCTATTAGAGCGCCAATCGATCCTTTAGGTACAACGTCTGAAACCGCAATTAACATTGGCTCTGCGTTTGCTTTTGGCACAGCAATAGGTCGTCTTACGAATATACCGGCGGCTCGTAGAGCAAAAGCCATGCAAGAAATTAAAGAAGTTGAAGTTGAGATTGAAAATCTACGTCAAGCAATTGAGCCTTTAGAGGGCGTCGAAATAGATCCTTCTATTGCTAGTAGCGCGTTTACTGACTCATGGCTGTTTAAGTCTGTAACCACACCAATGAAGCGCGTACTTCAAGATGAAGCAGTTCCCAACACTGTTAAGTTAACTATGCTTGATATTGCTAATGATGCTGGCATTTTGCTCAATGCAAACAAGCAAGGATTTGCAATAAAGAACTCTGTATTTCAAAATGCAAAGCTGCGAGATGGTGAGTGGGTTCAAGCCTATGACGAGATTGTTTCTATTTGGGGCGAGTCTCACGGCAAAGGTGTAACTCAACCATTAGATTATATGTACAAGCGAAAAGACTTTGAGCAGTGGCTTACAGAAGTAGACTCAAAAGCGATTCGTGGACAGAAGCCTGCCGATGATTTTGAAGCTAAGGCTATGGATGCGTTAAACAATTTCTATAGCAAGTGGGAATCACGACTAAGTGAAAGGGGGCTAATTGGCAATAAAGGTTTTTACCTAAACGATATTGCCAAGCGCCAATCAAGAATTGATACTATTAATGGGACAATTGAGCGTTATCGTGGCACTCCTGAGTTTGATCGCTTGCAAGGTATTGTGTCTCGCAACTCAGATATTATTGACCTACACAAAGCTACACTAGAAGATTTGGATTCGGCTGCTCCCATTCTGCCTGCTAACGAAGATATATTTCGTCCTCGATACTGGGACAAAGATGGGATTAAAAAAGATCGTGCTGGGCTTGAGAAGATTTTATCTGATTGGTTTAGGCAAAACCCAGAAGGTTATGGCATAAGTCCAACAGGTAAGTGGGAGAAAGTTACTTACTCAACTTCTGAAGAGGCTATCGCAAAACGAGCTTCTGACGCAGTTGACTCTATTCTTGGCCTTAAAGATGTTACTGATGTAGATGTTGCAACCTTTGGGTACGGCAAGTCTAAGCACCTAAAGCACCGTGGGATCGACATTCCTAATAAACTTGTACTTGATTACATTCATCGCAATCCAGTTTCCATTATGAAAGCATACACTGCGCGTACAGCTCCACGCTATGAGTTTGCTGCTAAGTTTGATGGACAGGAGATTGACGACATACTTGATGACAAGATGTCTGAAATGCTTGCATCCGGGATGTCGTTAGAAAAAGCCAACGCTGCGTCTAGAGATATACGCCATATGTATGATCGAGTTGCTGGTACAGTTCTTCGTGAGCCAGATGCTCTTAATCAAAAGGTTGCTGAAGTTCTTCGTACCGCTGCTCAACTTGGTTATCTTGGTAAGGCTGGGTTATCTACTATTTCAGAGCCAGCAAAGATTATGATGGAACACGGCATTGGTAAAACAATGAAGGGTTTGTTTAGTATTCTTGATGACAACCAATTAAAGTTAGGCGCTAAAGAAGCAAGGATTGCTGGTGAGGCATTGGAAATCCTAATGGGCTCTTCTCATCTTCGCTTAGTAGATGACATGGGCAACAATCCATTGCGCTCTAATCTTATGGACAAGTCCAAGAACGCTTTCTATTTGCTTAACGGCTTGGCCCCTATCACTCGTATATTTAAAGACTTTGATGGGATGATGCGCAGCCACACAATCATTGATTACTCAGTGCGCTTGACGCAGGGTAAAGCCACTAAGATGGAGCAAGAGTATTTGCTTCGCTATGGTATTGACTTTGATACCGCTGGCAAGATTGCCAACGCGCCTTGGCAGAAGTCTAAGTCCGGCATGTACATGGCTAACACTGAGTCATGGAGTAATACAATTGAGTTCCCCTCTACGACTGCCGACATTGTAACAGGGCCGACTAATACATATGCAAAGAGCGGTCGCTATAAACCAGCGTTTTACCGTGACAAAGACAAAACAATCTACATTGATGAAGACTATATTCGAGATACAATGTGGGCTGAACGTGGGTGGGAAAATCCGCGTGTTGAAGGTGTAAAGCCTATTGAAGAAGGGATCATTAATACACCAGACGATTATGTCACTTTTATTAAAATGCACGAAATTATGCACACAATACATTCATCGAAGTCACTAGGTTTTGATAAGCGTACTAAGCAAGGTTTGGCTGATTATGAGAACGCTATTAATGACATGGCTGTTGCTGAGATAAAGAAGCAGGCTAGAGTTGATCCTGAAACAGTTAAGTCTTTCCGCAATGCTCTTAGCTCTGGGATTGCTAATACCATTCTTATGGGTACGCCTGCTGATAAGCCGATCATTACTGACGGTATAGCTTACATTCCTATGCACGTTGCTAGCAAGTTTGGAATGAAGGAAGACAGTAAGTACAAAGGGTACGCTAGAATAGAAAACGGATTGCTTGGTATGCCGTTCCAGTTCTACAGCTACGCTCTTGCAGCAACAAACAAAACATTAGCTGCTTATGGTCATGGACAATTAAAGAATCAATTCCTGGGTACAGCAATTGCTATGGGTCTTGGTTATATTTCTCTAGAATTAAAGACACCTGACTTTGTTGAGCTTTCTCCGCAAGATAAGTTTGCTAGAGCATTTGATTACTCAGGTGTCGCCGCTCTGTACTCAGATCTTTTTTACACAGCAATGAGTACAAGCCTTGCATTGGGTGGGCCAAACATTACGGGTGGTGCGCTGCAACCTAGATACCCGCAAGAGGCTAGTACGAGTGACGCTATCACTGGGCTTCTTGGTGCTGGCCCTTCTATTGGCATGGAGTATGTCAACGGTATGGCTAATATGCTGACGGGAAATATTGGAAAGGGAAGCAAGGAATTTATAAGAGCTTTGCCATTTTCTAATGTTTGGATGTTTAATGACACGGTTAATAGATTAACCAATATGCTTGAAAGTGAGCTTGATGATGGGCCGTCTGGATTCGGTAGATACTAATTGTGCGTTGAAGTGCTTGCTTTAGCTTGCTAGTCGATAAAAAAAGGAATGTGACATGACGATTAACCTTGCCGATAACTCGCCTCGAATATCATATTCGGTAGCGCAGGGCGTAACTCAGTCCACGTTTACTGTGCCGTTTGAGTTCTTTGCTGAAGAAAGCCTTAACGTATATGTTGATGGTGTTCTCAAGGCTTTAACTACTGATTACACTGTAACTGGTGGTGACGGCTCTACTGGCTCGGTTGCTATATCGGTTACAGGCGCATCCGGTGGCTCAACGGTTGTTATCACTAGGGAAATTTCACTTGAGCGTACGGCAGACTTTCCAACATCTGGGCCTTTTCAGATTGCCGCACTCAATACAGAACTTGACCGCATCATAGCTATTGCTGCTGACTTGAATGATGGTGTAGCGCGTTCCCTTCAGCTTACAGATTTTGATATTGCTGCTAACTTAACGCTTCCAACCGTTGATGATCGCAAGGGTAAGACGCTTGCATTTAATTCAGTAAGCGGCGCTGTTGAAGCTGGTCCATCTATCTCTGATACACAAACTGTATCTAACGCATCGGCAGACATTGCGTTGCTTGCTGACACTCAAGACGGAACATTAGCTACTAATGCAATTACTAATCTAAATAGCATTCGTACTGATGTAACTACAGTTTCGGGCATATCTGCAAATGTGACTACTGTAGCAAGCAATAATGCTAATGTTACTACAGTAGGAACTAACATTGCTGACGTGAATACAGTTAGCGGCATATCAGCGAATGTCACAACAGTTTCAGGCATAAGCGCAGATGTTTCAACTGTAGCATCAAACTATACAGATGTTGTTACAGTCTCTGGTATTTCAGGGAATGTAACTATTGTTGCAACAAACCTTACAGATGTAAATAACTTTGCTAACCGCTATCAAATAAGTGCGACAGAGCCAAGCCCTGCTAGTGAAGGCTTGCTTTGGTACGATAGCGCGAATGACATTATGAAGGTTTACAATGGCGGCTCATTCCAAAATGCTGGATCATCGATCAATGGTACATCGGAGCGCCAAACATACACAGCCACGGCAAGCCAAACGACATTTGCGGCAACATATGATTCTGGTTTTGTGGATGTTTATTTAAACGGCGTTAAGCTAATTGATGGCACTGACTTTACTGCAACTGATGGGTCTAATGTTGTTTTGTCATCTGGCGCGGCGGCTGGCGATAGCGTTGACATCGTTGCTTATGGTACGTTTAATCTGGCTGACGTTTACACGCAGGCGCAATCTGATGCTCGATATGTTAATGTGTCGCATACTGGTGATGTAGGAATTACCGGGGATCTAGGAATTACTGGGGAACTTATAGCCGACAGCTATAACGAGACCTACGCGGCGCTTACTGCTGCTGCTACGGTAGATGTAGACTGTGAGACGGGAAACGTGTTTGCTCTTACGACAGATCAAAACACCACGTTTACATTTAGCAACCCACCAGCGACAGGCACTGCCTATGGCTTTACCCTGAAGCTCACGGCTGGCGGCACGCATACGATCACATGGCCTGCATCCGTTGACTGGGCTGGGGCTACTGCACCTGACGCTCCCGCTAGTGGCGAGACTAATTTGCTTGTCTTTATTACTCACGATGGCGGCACAACGTGGTACGGCTTCCAAGGCGGGGCGGCAATGGCATGAGCGTAACAAGTAAACTTACAGTTATTGGTGCGGCTGGAGGTCAGTCAGGGCCAGAATATTGGGCTTCAAGGATTGAGAGAACAACAAATGACGACATATTCTTTCTGGGTGTTTGTTGTGATAGTGCCGACAATATTATTGCTGTTGGCCATAGGGATTACTCAAACCCAAAAGGATTTATTATAAAATATGATAAGTTTGGGGACGTTCAGTGGCAAGTAGAGTTAGATGTAGGGGTTACAGCCCAATGCCTTAAGGTGGCTACTGATAGCAATGATAATATTTACGTTACTGCGGGTGGCTTTTACAGCAATTACAATAGAAGTTTTCTTTTGAAGTATGACGCTGCTGGGAATTTCCAGTGGTCTAGGTCGTATTCAAATAATCAGTTTTATGTTTTTAGAAATGTTGACGTAGACGATAATGACTACATTTATGTGTCAGGAAGCGATGCTTCTTCTCGTTGTATGTGGGCGAAATACGATGCAAGCGGAACATTGCAAAACAGCAAAAGTCTCTACAATGGGACTCTTTATTCCGAAAGTTTTAGGCAAGGCGTTGTGGTTCCATCCACTGGTGAATGGATACAAGCTGGGAATACAAGTCAAAGCGGCGTTGACTCAGACGGGACTATGGTCAAGATAAACAGTAGTGGAGGAATATCTTTTCGCAAAAGATATTTTGGAACAAACACTCAGATTTGTTATAGTGCTGGGGCTAAGAGCGATGGGTCAGCGTTTTACACTTTTATTTTTGACCTCAACGGCGGCCCAACAACATACTACCGCATAGTAAAACTAAATTCTTCTGGCTCTCTTGTGAGATCGGTTTATACTGCTGAGCCATATACTGGAGATATGGCAGTTGACAGCAATACCCGTGTTTTAATCGCTGGATCAACTGGCTTTATATCTTGTGATGAATACTTAAATGCTGGAAGCACTTTTTCTCGAAGTTTTAGCGGCTTCAATCCAAACGCAATAGCTGTGGACAGTAATAATAACATCATATTTGCTGGTAAGACTGGCGCATCAGCCTTTCGTGCCGACGAAGGTGCTGTGATTAAATTGCCTGCCGATGGGTCGGGAACAGGCACTTGGGATTGGCTTACTTATAGCACTGGAACAGGAGGCATATCTGGAACGGTAGGTGTGTCAAACACAAGCACAACTGCCTATATGAACACGCCCAATGGCTCTTTTTCAAGCATAGACCCCTTCACAAAAACTGACCCAGCTTACACAACTGAACTTTATGAAATAGAGCCATAAGGAGACTGCAATGCTAGTCAAAATTACAAACGGTAATGTAGACACATACCCCTATTCCGCAGGGCAACTACGCCGTGATAATCCTAACACATCGTTTCCCAAGCGCATCCCAGATGAGATGCTTGAGAGCTATGGCTTATACACTGTTGTATATACCGACATGCCTAGCATTGATGACCGTACACAGAAGGTCGAGCAAGAGGCCACACCATCTTTGGTCTCTGGGGCTTGGACTATTGGCTGGTCTACTTCAGATAAGACTACTGAGGAGATAGCAGAGTATGATGCTGATGCAGCTGCAAATGTTCGTGCGGAACGTGATGGTCTACTAGCGCGATCAGACTGGACGCAAGTAGCTGACGCCCCTGTAGATGCTACAGCATGGGCAACCTATCGTCAGGCACTGAGGGACATTACAGACCAAGCTGGTTTTCCTAATGACATCAACTGGCCCACACAACCTTAATCAGGAGATAACACTATGAGCAACGCAAGACTTCTCAGTGACATTATTTCCACTGATGGTTCCATCCAACCTTTGTCGTATTCTGAGACTTATGCCGCAGTAACGTCTACTTCTAACGCTACTACAGTAGACTGCGAAGCTGGTAATACGTTTGGTCACACGCTGACAGAGAACACTACGTTCACCTTCAGCAACCCACCTGCAAGTGGCATAGCTTACACGATGAGCATTGAGATCATCCAAGATGCAGGTGCTTCTGGCTTTACAGTTACATGGCCTACGTCTGTGGACTTCCCTGCCGCTACAGCACCCACACTAACGGACACTGCCAGCGCGGTAGATGTGTTCGTATTTTCCACCCATGACGGTGGCACAACTTGGTACGGCTTCACGGCAGGTCAAGCAATCGCAACACCAGCATAAGGAGCTATAAATATGGCGACTAAGAAAAAGATGCTGCAAGCTGCTGCTGGTGGTGTTTCTCCTGTAGAGTATGTCTATAGTGGAATTACATCCCAGATTAATGGCCTATCAATGACCAGACCTATATCTAACGTAAAAGCTGGTGATTTAATTCTTGTATTTCACTCAGCGGCGTCAGGTACTAGTGGTAGTCAGTTGGGTGTTATGAGTTTGAATACTACTGGGTACACTCTTCTTAGAGCTTACTTTACATCAAATTCAAACAACTATGACACTAACCTAGAGATATACGGTAAAATAGCCGATGGTACTGAAACATCTGTTGTCTCTAATGGTGGATTAAATAGTTTGTTTGGTTCAGCTTTAACTGTTGGTGTCTACAGAGGAACAGATGGTACTCTACCAGATACTTCTCGTTTTACTGTTAATGACAGTGGAAACAACGATGATGTTATCTTCCCAACTACAACAACTATTGAGGGAGGGGATTTACTAGTTGTCTTTGGCGCTAATGCCACAAACGTCCCAAGTTTTACTGCGCCAACTGACTTGGACGAGTGGATATACAAAGGTGCTAATGATACATATGATAACACTTTCGGTCTTGGTTCTATTTTAATTACAGACCAAACATCCTTTACTGCAAACACATGGGTTGGCGGAAGCAATTCAAATTCGTTTACTCATGTTGGCGGCTACGTCAGACTAAGGCCATAAACTAGCAAACTCAAGGAGAGCACAACGATGTATGCTAAAATCACAAACGGTCAAGTCGATCAATACCCATACACAGTGGGTAATCTACGCCGTGACAATCCTAATGTATCTTTTCCAAAGACCATCCGCACAGCAACTATGGCTGGATACGGTATGTACCCTGTTAGCTACGAGGCTGCGCCAGACTACGATCCGTTGACGCACCGCCTACAGCACAGCAGTATTCCTTCGTTGGTGGATGGCGAGTGGAAGCTGACCAAGACTGTCGTTGCCCTTACTGAAGATCAGATCGCAGCGGCCACTGCTGCTAAAGCCAAGGAGATGCGCAGTGATCGTGATGCAAAGCTGGCAGACACAGATTGGATGGCGCTTTCAGATGTGACCATGAGCGCAGGCATGACAACCTATCGTCAGGCTTTGCGTGACATTACTGCGCACGCTAACTGGCCTAATTTGGAAGAGGCCGACTGGCCGACTAAGCCCTAAGGAATAAGACATGGATAAACGTACAGTAGCCTCCGCGCATGATCGCATTGATGGCCTTGAGAAGGAGGTTATCGCTATAAAAACTGAAGTAAAAATCCAATTCAAAGATCTGTTCGGTCGCGTCAAGCGCATGGAAAGCATCATGATTGCAGCAACCGCCTCGATCATTGGCTTGCTGGTCGCTGTGTTGACGAAGATGGGGTGATGATCTGTGTGCTTGCCTTTGTCTCATTCAACCACGCTTGGACAGAAGGCGGGAACCAGTTGTTCCAATACTGTTTCTATAACTGCGGCGCTGCAAAGAATGGCTTGTGGTACGATAGGGTCTATCGTGTCAGCTACTTGTTTGTCTGCCCAGCAAGGTTCGTTGAAACATGATTGATCCTATCTCAGCCCTTTCCATCGCAGCATCCGCTGTATCAAGCGCTAAGACTTTACTGGCTGCTGGCCGGGATGCGTCAGGCGCATTGAGCAAGTTTGCTGGAGCGGTGAGTGACGTGAATTACGCGGCCGAGAAGGCCAAGAACCCGAGCGTCTTTGCATCATTGACTGGCTCTGCTGAACAAGCTGCAATAGATGCTTTCTCTGCGCAAAAGCGTATGCAGGCTATGAAGAAAGAGATTGAAACAATCATCATGTTTCAGCACGGCCCGAAAGGTTTAGAAGAATACAAGGACACTCTCCGCAAGATCAGGGCGCAGCGCAAGAAGACTGCGTACCGCAAAGCTGAGATCAAGGAGGCTTTGATAATGTGGGTTGTCGGCGGGATTATTGTTTTGGCTGGGGTCGCTGGATTGGCGGCTACACTTTGGCTCATCGGTAAGCAACAAGGCAAATGGTAGATGAAGGACGCAGAGATCATACACCTGTTCGATCAGAATGTTGAGCTAATCATTGAAGGCTTGGCTGCTCGGTCGGGCCGAGAGTTTCAGGAAGTTCTTTTACTTTTACAGAAAGGTAGGAAACTACATGGCACACACGGTATTAGATAATTGGAAAGTGCTGCCGCGCCTGATGATGCTGGCAGTCACTGTGCTGACCTATCAGGCGGTGCATTGGTTCATGGGGTTAGATGATCCCAGCGTTGCACAATCAGGGCTTGTAAGCGTCTGTATGGGCGCCCTGACAGGGTGCTTTGGCATATGGATGGGTAAAGAGTCCAAGACTACAGTTACAAACACAGCTTCATCGTCTAAGGTAGAGTATGAGGTAGACAAATGATCGCTCAAATTATTGGATCTCTTGGTGGACTAGCATCTACTTATCTCGATAGCAAAGCTGTCGTTAAGAAGGCAGAGGCAGAAACTAAAATGAAGATTGCTACTGGTGAGATTAGCTGGGAGCAGGCTGCTATACAGGCAAGCAATAACTCTTGGAAGGATGAGGCTTGGACTGTAGCTTTCATAGCCATAATCATGTGTTCGTTTGTGCCTCCGCTTCAGCCCTATATGAAGGAGGGCTTCGCTAATATTTCAGCTGCACCTGAGTGGTTTCAGTGGGCTTGCTTTAGCTCAATTGCTGCCAGCTTTGGTATTCGTACAATGAAGGGGTTTAAGAAATGAGTTATAAGTTAGGTAAGCGCAGCCTTGATAGGTTGATCGGTGTTGATGAGCGCATGGTTGCTATTGTTAAGTATGCAATCAATGTAACTAAGCAGGACTTTTCTGTGATCTGTGGGCTGCGCACCATCGAGGAGCAGAGAGCATTGGTTGCTAAGGGTGCAAGTCAGACAATGAAGTCAAAGCATATTGATGGATTGGCTGTTGATCTTATGGCTTACGTTGATGGCGGCAGATGGGAACTCAATCTCTATGACGAGATTGCTGACGCTATGGCAGAGGCCGCGCGTGAGGTAGATGTTCCTATTCGTTGGGGTGCAGCTTGGTCTGTGCCAAACATTGCTCAGTACAGTGAGGGGAACATGGAAGATGCAATGAATAGTTACATTGATTTGCGCAGATCGCAGGGTCGAAGACCATTTATTGATGGACCTCACTTTGAGTTAGTTGTATAAGATTCGAGTGGGTGGCTATCATCACAAGTAAGATCGACTTACCGCGGGACGGTGGTTGTTTAGCCTAAGATGACGTTGCTACCAAATGTGCCAACATTCAAATCAACGGCCACCCACACGATTACTTTCTGCTGTAATGATAGACACTGTTCTTTTTATTAGTGCCTACCTGCACTCGTTCTCTAGTAAGCACTCCATCCCGGTACATGAGGTCTAGCATCTGGCTAGCTATACGGAGTCCTAGTTTAGTTTCTCTGTTTATATCTTCAGCTACTCTAGTTTGTTTTTTACTGAAGCAGGACATTATCATTTGACGCCTAGCTATAGATTGTTCTCGTTGCTTTCTGATTGAAGCGTTTGTTGCTGTCTCAGGTGTGTATTTTTTTTGTTCAGGAAATGCTGGCCGCATCTTCAGGTCGATCATCTTCTGTTCAAAGCTACGCCATGTTTCTGCATAGAGAAGCTCATACTTCTCTGCCCTTGGTAGCTTGCTGTTGTAGATCTCGTCTATTCTTTTTGCGCTATCTGTATCAGTGCTTTTATTTCTTCTAGTTCTTGCTTTAGGTTGTGGCGCTGCTTGCTGTCCGCTATTAACACCATAGTTTTCAGCAGACGTTTGGCTCTGTTTAAGGCGATCTTCCCTTCTTCTTTCATTTGCTTTTCTCCTTGGACATACAAATTTAATTTCATATTTCTTGGTTAGTCTTTGTACTTCTGCATATGGTATATCAAGTAAGGTTGATGCTTCGCGTTGAGTTAGTCCCATTTCCGCTGCGTTGATACACTTGCTTATGTCTGACTTCTGCATGTGTGCCTCTTATTAGTTAAAAAAAGGGACAGCCCTAAGACTGCCCCAGTTGTCGGAGAACACCTCCTTTCTAAAACGGTATGTCATCACCTTGCAAGGGGTCGGTTGTTGGCGCTGCGCCTCCCGACATCTTGTCGCTCACTTGGAATGACATATAAGGCTTACCATCTTTCATCTTCTTCCATCCGGCAAGGCGTTTGCTGTCACCAAATGGGCCACTGTAATCAGGAGCTGACTCGTTCCCCTTCTTATCGTTCTCAAAGAAGGTTCCTGCTTTTTCGTAAACCTCGATGATCTGCTTGCCATCACGGGTTTGGTCGCGCACCAGCATCACCTTTTTATCTGCGCCCTCGACGTTGAGCTTGCCTTGCAGGATCATCTGCTGCGTAGGAAATGGGGTGAAGGCTGCGCCTCGGTTAGTGTCGTCGTATTGTTCTGCCATGCTTCTGGCTCCTTTGATTAAGTTAGTGAGGCGGTTCGTGGAACATGCCGCCTCGGTCATGCTAAAAAACTGAAGACGGTGGTATAATCTTCAGTACCCACAATTCCTACCATCCGCCCGGTCCGGATGTATCTCCCGATGTTAAGCCCTTCGTGACTTGAACACCGCTCGATTGCTTGGCGGCTATGTTGCCGTCATCATCTTCTGTTGCAAGGCAAGCCATACCTAGCAAGCCGTAGCGTCTAGCGTACGTTATAGCGCTGCCTAAACCCTGCATGTCCTGCTTACTCAAGACTAGGTAAACCTTGCTTGAGAAGGCTTCTCCTGAAGTGTGAAGTAGCTTTGTTTCTACATACACACCCAGCTCGTCACGGCCACAGGGTTGCATGACTACGAACCCGTTGTCTTGGAACACGCTTGACGTAGCGTCAATTACTGCATCGAGAGATGCGTATTTGTTCTTGAAGTGTGGGTTTACGCTATCTTTCTTTACCGTTTCCATAGCTTGCTGCGCTTTGAGTAGCGCCTTGATTGCTGTGTCACTCATTGGTTGTTCTCCTTGTTATGCGGATGGCTCCGCGTTTGTCACGTTTAGCTGTGAGCTGATCGCAGTAAACTTCACGTTCATTGTCACCAACCATATCTTTGATTTGTTTTTTGGCTGACTCGAATGTCTTAGCTGCCGCTTCATTTTCTATGTATGTAATAGCGGCGTCCACAAATTGGTTGTCACTTGTGGCGTTGCGCTTGACCATGTTGTCCACCGACACCTTGTCAATGCTAAGTTGTATCGGCTGGTCATTACCAATTGGCTCTTCATCGCGAAGCACGTAACCCCAGAAATCTGACACCACTGCCCACATAGAATTGAAATACTCTTTGTTCCTGCTGACATAGGCTGACTCCCATTTGTTGTTGCCGAAGATAACAGATAAATACGCACCTTCTGCACCTGCAAGCTCTATGTACAGCTGCACTTGCGGCATGTAGTATTCAATTACTTTGTCTAAAGTATTGTAGGCATTGGTGTGCTTGGCTTCGACAATATGTGCATCATTTATTTTGGTTTCGTTGTCTGTGTAAACCATGCCATCAAACGTACCTTTAGCTGGTACGCCGTCAATCATATCGTTTTCAGTTAGCTGCTTGTTGTATAGGTTGAAGCCATACTCATGGGCAAACCACTCTAGATTAAAGTCCTCAGTGTAAACGCCCATCTGCACAGCGATGTTACGAGACAGATCTTCGGGCTCAACTCTCCCTGTCTTGACTTGCCATAACTCCAACCAGTTCCCCTGCATTATTTTTACGCAGTCGGAACCACCTATGAAACCCTTGCGTTCCATGTTGTTCTCCTTTGTTATCTGATACTAGCCTATCGCTTATGTGCGACTTGGGCAATACGAAGTGACGTTACGTCACTCGTACTTTCCGTACTTCTCAAAGTCTTCTTCGCTGAGGTGTTGGAATTTCTTGAGCCGCTGTTTTGTTATACCCTTAAGATATGGCTCACCTACCGCTTCGCCATTACGAATACGCTGCGCAATAATCTTATCGCTGTCCAGCACATAGCCAGACCTCTTTTACTCACGGGCCATGACAGGAGAGCTTGCTGCCTTACTGACATGAGCGTCCCATACAGATGGTCTTGCTGCATCACTGAGCTTGGTTGTTTTATATGTCATGGTCTACCTACATCCATAAGGGTAACTGCTACCTGATCGTCACCCTTCAGTTCACTTATAAATTCTTCTTTGGCTATGCGTTCTGCGTTAGCAAGGGAGTCAGATACAATCGTAATGTCCCTGAATATAATCCCTTCTACTCTGAGCGTATAAGCTATTGGATGTGCGCGACTCATGTTCGTACCTTCGATGGGCTGTAATACTGTGCAATGCGAGTGCCGCTAGCGGTCTTGACCATTACCTTGTCGATCTCCATGCCTTCGTCTTTGAGGTCTTTGATTCGCGCCGCTAATCTAAAGCATCCGAATGTTTGCAGTGCATCAATTGCTGTGATGCGATAGCCTTGCTTGAGATACGCTTTAATCTCATCTGTTTGTTTTATAGTCATTGTGTTCTCCTTAGACTAAGTTTTCTTTTGCATACAATCCAATGAGTGCGGCTTCTGCTCGTCCGTCATCTTTAACTCGTTTGAAATAGTGTGCATGGTTAGGGAAGCAGAGCTTCGCTAGTCTTCTACTTTCACCCTTGTCTCTTGAAAGGTCAAAGTATTTCTTCCACTGACGTGGCGTCACATATTTTATAGGTAGCTTTGAAGCAACGATACCCATCTCTAGCTGACCAAAGCCCTGTCCGAATCTGAATGTACTGCTAACACCTTGATTAGGCATAGCATTTACACTCTCGATCACAGCTAAGGCTGGTTTGTTTCTTTGGTTAGATAGGATTGAAAGTAACTCAGGTAAGTTAATTAATGTCTTACCCTTTGGTGATTGGGCTACTGGAATATCGTAGATAACTAAGCTGTCTGTTTCTGTTTCATATATGCTGACTGCTCCTGTAAATCCGGGGTCGATTCCATAAATGAGCATGTCATTCTCCTTACCAGTCGGTTGGTGGCTTTGCGTTTGACTCGATGCTAGATTCCCACGCGCCAGCCTGTAGCTTGACGCTAGGTTTCTTTAATCGTTTCTTGTTTGGTTTTGTCTTTGATGTTGGCTCTTGCCATTTGTCATTTACATAACAGCTCATGCAAATGAACCAGTGCTTCTCCATTGAGCGACCACTGTTTGTTTTAAGTACTGCTACAAAGAAATGTGTTGCCACTTGGCAAGCTACGCATATAGCTGCTTTACCTTTTAGTGATCGTGATGTCATAGCCTAAAGCATCCAACCAACAGTTGAGCATAAAGCCAGAGGGTATTCGTTTGTGTGTTTCCCACTTGTGTATTAAGGATTCTGTGCATCCTATTTTATAGGCTAATTTTTCTTGACTTAACTTTTGCTTTGATCGAGCGGCGCTCAACATTTCTACCATTAGCTCGTAGTTCTTTGGTATTTTCAACGGCGTCTTGTATCTGTCTAACTTGCTCGATGGCATAACTTATCCTCAGCGCAGTATAAAACCTCAACTCCGTATCTTTCTTTATGGTTCTGTAGTAGGTAGAACGTGGGATATTAGCGCGACTAAAAGCTTTAAGCAGAGACACGTTAGCTGCCTCCGCTTGTTCAGTTATTGTTTCAAGATACGATTTCATGCCGCATTAATGCAGCAATCTATTCGTCGAAGTCAACATCCCAGACTTCGATTTCTCCTGATCCGTTGCAGTTGTCGCATGGTTCTGACTCAAAGTATGGCTCAGGTGCATCGTTGTATGATGTCCTTACTGGCATTGACTCCACTTCAATGAAGCCATCACCACTACATTCTTTGCAAGCCACTGTGATTCTGTACTGTTTCATTGGTATGGTATTTCATCCTCTACAATTGGGGCTACATAGTTCTCCTCCCATGCAGCTGTGCCTCTGCGGATAAACTTATCTCGATCAAACTTTGGATTAGTTTTCTCAAGTTCATCTGCAATGCTATGAAGGTGAGTGGGCCACGGTACAAGTGGCCCTAATGTATCTGCTAAATACTCAAAGTGTTGTCGTGACATACGCATTACTTAATCCTCCATTATCTCATCTAAAGTTGTTTCAGTATTTAGCGTGTGCTTGTTGCGCATCTCATCAAACACAGAAGCGGGGCTTTCTTTAAAGAGATGCTCATATATGCCCTCATCCTTTACATAGTCAGGCACTTCATATTCTGGATACCAAGTGTCTGTGCGTGTAAGTTTCAGTTTAATTGTCCTAGTCATTACGCCATCTCCTTAGATTACGTTCTCACCTACCATTGAGGTAAACAGTTTGTGATTCATTGCATTGCTGATTGCTATCTCGCGATTGTAACGTGCAATCTGTGGTGACTTAAGGTCATTGGTATGCGTGGCCCAGTGGGTCAGGCAGTTATACAATGCCCACTTGTTGTGACCGAGATCCATCTTCTCACGATCCCAACCTGAGATAAGATTCTCAAGTTGCTTCTCGTTTGTCTTGGTCACTTGCTGCTGCTTGGTTACTACCTTGCATATGGTTGACCGAAAGAACTGCTCGACCTGATCGTTGTTTAATCTTGTCTGCATCCATGATTGCCACTGCTTGCTCCGTCCCATGAAATGTTCCGCACCACCTATGATCTTGGCAGCGCTCCCGTCTACGTTAACTGACGCTGTGTGCTTGAAGCGTGACTTCGCAATAGCATCTGGTGTTGTGCATCCATTCAAGCACCACAGTCTGAGACCATTGGCTTGCTGAGAAAAGGACCATGATCCGTCATAGCTATTGAAGAAGCTGACACGGAACTGAACGTAGTCACCTACTGCTGGCTGCTGCACTAGATCAGGAAAGATGATCTCACCTCGTAGCTTACGGCCATCTTCGATTACATCTACGTTGACCTCATAGTCACTGGTCAGCTTGCTTGCTTTAACTCCATCAAGGATAGAGTTGACTACATCATCGTGCGGTATCATTCGATAGCGTGACCCATGCAAGCCGAGTGTCTTGCCTGTGTCTGTGCGTACGATGCACTTGTGATCTGGAATAAGCTCACCGTCTTGAGTAAAGACTGGCTGCTCTTCTACTGGAAAGTTGTAGCTGTTGGATTGAAAGTCTAGCATAGCGCGTTCTCCCTTGCGTCTATTGTTTCTGAGATCATAAACCTAAGATCGTTCCTATCTTTGCCGAACATTTTGATGTTCATTTCATTGCCATTACCATCAACAAAGCTGATTTCTTTGACGGCAAAGTTGTCATGGATTGTTACTTTAACCCTGACGTTTGTTACTCTGTGTGCTGATACTTCCATTGTGTTCTCCTTAGAAGTTTATTTAAAGTTTATACTATAGTATATGGCGGGACGCTTTCTGCAACATTTGGAATGAATCCATTCATAAGTTTGGTTAGCCCAGCGCAACGAAACCTGTTACAGAAATTACCAGAACCGCGATATACATAACGAAGATTAGCTTGTCCTCATGGTCGCCCATGTTGAAGCCCCCTTGTTGATAGAGTTGATAGAGTTGAGAGTGGTGAGGGGCCGAAGCCCCTCTGAAGGTTATGATGCGAGGATGCGCTTGATTTCGGTGTCGAGGCCAAGGCCGTCTGAAGTGAAGGTGCGCTTGGGCTTGTGTTGCCACACTTCGCCTTGGGTAACGATGGTATAAACTTCTAGGTCAGCATTGTGACGCTCAGTAAGTTCATCCATCTCGCGTTCCATCGAAAGATAGAGGCGAGCTTTCTTTTCAATGCGGATGTCTACGACCTCTGAGCCTTTGGCTGGAGCGAGTTCAGCCATGTCGTTCTTGACGATCGACATCTGTTCGCCCTTCCATTCGATTGAATTGAAGCTGGTGTAGCAAGCGTCCTTGGCAATTTGAGTGCGAAGGTATTCATTGTCAGAACCTTTATGATGGTTAATTACATCTAGTTTGAGTTGAACGAGTGTCGGTGATGTGTTCTTCTTAGTCATGTCTAGTTCTCCTGTAGAATCGAGAGGTCCGTCCCCTCGGTGAAGACCCAGAGACATGCCCACAAATCCCAGCTTGCTGGGGCTTGACGTTCGCAACTGCTTTCCTCACCAGACGCAGGCTGGACTAAGCACAGAAGAGCCACACACACTCAGATCTGAGCCGCCAATGGAAAGTAGTTGCGAATGTTTTGTGGAGCTTGTCACGCAGGGCAAGACGAGGGGCGGCCGAGCGATACAGGAGAACGGCAAACATGGCTAAGACAGAACACTGAGCCGTAAGCGAGTTCAACTTAAACTTGATGTTTTTTAGTAGGCCATCATTTTAGAAGGTTCTGACAATGGATGCCTTTGCCGAAGATTGCAGGACGTTGGCTACCCAGCTGAGATTCAAGAGGATGGAGGGGTGAGCAGTTGGAGGGAGGAAGGGGCGATATGGTTGATAGAGTGATCCAAAGGTGTAGAGGTTGTAGACATTGAAAAGAGAGCTTGCAGATAGCTTGTGGTGGAGCGTGAGACTTACTGAGTGTCGCAAGGATGACTTGGAGTTTAGAGCATTGTTAGACAAGCGTGGCAACCAGCCCAAGTGGATCTTTCTTTAGCGGGCTTGGCCTTGACGCTGAAGCTATGCTCATACTTTAATCTTCAGAGAGCTTTGGCCGCTAAACGCTGTCAACAGCTAAACGAGGTACTATGATACCTAAATGAGGTAGTGACGCTGCGTCACATATTGACATAGATCAACGAAATAGTGCTGTGTGGGGGGAGAGAGGGAGAGGGGGGCAAGCATGAGGATAAAGGATAGAAAGTACGGATGACTAATGTTCCGAATATAAGAAAGCTGACTGAGAAACAGACAGCGTTAGTTGACACCATTGTAGCAAACGGGTGTACGATAGCTAAGGCAGCAGAGCTAGCTGGATATAGTAGCGGTGAGTCGGGAAGAGTAACTGCAACCAAGACGATGAAGCTACCACATGTGCAACAGTATCTGATGCAGAGGATGAATGAGGAATTTGGGCTAAGTGCTACCTTGGCAGCTGGGACAGTGAGACGGCTAGCTACGGGGGCTAAGTCTGAGTACGTTCAGCTAGAGGCTAGCAAGGATTTACTGGACCGTGCTGGGTACAAGCCGATAGACAGGTCACAGGTACAGGTTGCTGGTGACATTAAGGTGTCAATAGATCTCGGCTAGGTAAATTGGTTGTAGGTAGCCTGATATATGGCACAGGGGGTTAAAAACTCCGACAGTATTACTAGCTAGTGGTCCCCCACTCTAGCAATATGCAAAAAAGGCTCTATGCTGCTGCTAATATTTTTTTTGTCACAGGGTGTTTGAGATGGCGACCGAGGCTTGGACTAGGAAAGAAGGTAAGAACCCGAAGGGTGGATTAAACGCGAAGGGCCGTGCGTCTTATAAGAAGGGTACGTTGAAGGCTCCTGTTAAGGGCGCACCTTCTGGTCCTACTGAGATGCGCAGGAAGGGATCGTTTCTTTCTCGTATGGGTAATATGAAGGGTCCAGAGCGTGACTCTAAGGGTAAGCCCACCCGTCTTCTTCTTAGCCTTCAAGCATGGGGCGCGTCTTCCAAAGCTAGCGCAAGAAAGAAGGGTAAGAGCTTACTTGCTCGTTACGAGAGGACCAAGAAGAATGGCTAAGTCTAGGGTTAATAAGGTATTGTTGAAGAAGGGATACAAGTAATGGCGTTTTACACAACGGATGGTGAGCTTTACACTGGCGATACTCATTTTCTTGCTGGTGTTACTTACAGCGGAAAGACTCATACGCCTACATCACGGCGTTTAGTTGAGGGCGAAGAGCCTGTTCGAGCCCGTAAGTCCGATGGCAAGCTGTCTGGGGATGATCCATCTACACCAGATGTGAATGAGGCTTACTCTAAGCCTAAGAAAAAGAAGGCCAAGGCCAAGACAGGGAAGTAAGACCATGAGTGAGAAGCACAAGACACTGCTCAAGAAGTACAAGATGCTTGAAGGCCAGCTCATTTCTATGCAGAGCGGGATTGAACGCATGGAGGACAAGCCCAATGCAACATTGTTGGACAAATCCCTGCGTTGGTACACGAATAAGATGGCGGATCTTGGCGACAGCTTGAACCAAGCCAACCCTCATTACAGATCAATTGAGAAAAAGCTGCGTACAGTTGAAGATAGGCTAGACACAGAGTCCCAAAAGATTAGCCGCATGAGAGCAAAGGCTTCCAAATGAGCTTTATTAGTACACTAAAGCCAATGGAGCTTTCCCTTCTTCGCGGCATAGTAAGAAAGACTGAGTTTGCTTACGTTGAAGCAAAGCACGGCAAGTCATTTATTACTGACGCTGAGTGCGACAAGCTGATTGAAAGCATTGGCCCCGAAGTTGTTGAGCGTATGATTAAGTTTGGTGTAGATAAGGGACTACGATAATGAGCCTGTATGAGAACATGAACGCGCGTAAGAAAAAAGGCATTAGTCGCTCTAAGAAGAACTCTACAATTAGCGACAAAGCCTACAAGAATATGAAGGCTGGCTTCCCAAAGAAGAAAAGCCTATTGAAGAAAAATGGTTAACTTCAAATACAAGCCAGATGGTGATGTCCTCAAGGGCTTCATGAAAGACGATACTTTCTTTCGTGGCATAAGAGGCCCCGTTGGCTCTGGCAAATCCGTTGCTTGCTGTGTCGAAGTATTCCGCCGCGCCTTACAACAGGAAAAATCTCCTGATGGAACTCGCAAGAGTAGGTGGGCGATCATAAGGAACACTAACCCACAGCTCAGAACTACCACGATTAAGACATGGCTTGACTGGTTTCCTGAGTCTGACTGGGGAAAGTTTACTTGGTCTGTCCCATACACCCACAATATTAAAAAAGGTGACATTGAACTTGAGGTTCTCTTCCTTGCACTCGACCGCCCAGAAGATGTCAAGAAACTCCTATCTTTGGAGCTTACTGGTATTTGGATTAATGAAGCGCGTGAAATACCTAAGAGTATTATTGATGCCTGTACTATGCGTGTGGGTCGTTATCCTTCTATGCGTGATGGCGGTCCTTCTTGGACTGGCGTCATTGCCGATACCAACGCTCCTGAAGAA